ACGTCGAGGTCCGTCGCCGCGACGATGCCGGTGGACAGGTTGCCCTTGGTCATCTCGACGTTGGTCTCACACTGGAGGATCATGATGTTGCGGTCCTGGAAGTCCAGGAGCTGTGCGCTCCCGTAGTCCAGGGCTGCCGTGATCGAAACCACGACTGCATCGAGTGTGACGCGGACCCGCTGAACGGAGTGGAACTGACGGTCGATGGTTGTGCCCGCGTCACCAGCGCCGGGAGAGGCACTGTTTTGATCGGAGAGCTGTGGAGCCAGCATGGTCTGGCGTTGCTTGAGAGTCATGGTATTGAGTGTGTGTCTGAGAGAAGAGAAGAGAGAAGAAAGTGGATCAGTCGTCGCCCAGGATACCCAGGTCTGTGATGTGAAGCGTGACGGTGCCCGTCACGAGAATGTCGCCGTCGCTTCCGGTGTTGTTTCCACCGATGGCCAGGTGGATGCCCACCTCATCCCGGCTGAAGTAACGCGGGAACATCGCCGCTGCCGCGTTGGCACCGGTCGACGTCGGAGCTGTCTTCTCGCTGGTGACGACAGGTGCAGATGTGGTGAGATCCTGCTGGACCATCAGGTTCTCCGCTGCCGTGCTGACCGGGAAGCTGGCGTTGGCCGTGGTGCCTACACCGAAGGACAGCGTGGTGCCATCAGCGATGACGCTGTTCTTGTCGAACGACAGATCACAGGTACATGCGTTGCACATCCAGTGGCGTGCGCCGACCGTACCAAGCAGCAGGTCTCCGATGTCGGTCGCCGCAGCCAGGTTGATCGCCACCGATGTCAGCGTCCAGGTGATCATACGGATCGGGCCACCCGCATCCGCTACGCTATCGGCCCCGCTGTTCGTCGCCGCGATGGTCGACTCGGCTCCACCGACGGCAGCGTACTCGACGCCATCCGTCGTGCCGTTGACAACGAGCGCTTCACCGGCAGCGCCGAAGCTCGCGGGCGTGTCGACCAGCTCGTTGATCGACGTGGCGCCTGGAGCACTGAGCCCAGCGAGGGCGGAGACGGAGACGGTGTTCCCTGCTCCGTCCGTGATGTTCTGGACCAGCAGAGGGTCCTGTTTGATTTTGCGTGTCATGTCAGTTACTCCTGCTTGTGCAGTTGTAGACGGCTTGCGCCGGGTCGGTCTCCACCTGGATGACCTCGTAGGTTTTGGAAAGGATAGTGATCTGATCACCGACGGCCGGAACTACTGCTCCGCCGCTGATTGAATCTCCGATGAGAGCGATGACCACGTCGCCGTCTGCGACGAGGCTTCCTGGGAGGCGGTTGCGGTCCAGGATGTCGATGAATCCCTTGCATGCCGTGGAGACGCTTGTGGGGTTCGTGCCGCCGGTCAGTTGACCGCCGGTCCGAGTCCCTGGGGTTTTGCTGATCAGGGTGGCGTCGTTCACGCCTGGCCCGATGTTCGAGTTGATGAGCCCACTGATGTCGACTCCGAAGAGAGGGTTTCCCATCAGGCGAAGGGTTCGCTCCTGTCGAAGTCAGTGGCGCCGAAGCTCGACGCCTGGCTGGTGCCAGTCGCGGCCGGGATGCTCACGCCACCAGAGCCGAAGCCATCGAGGTAGCACTTGACATAGTCGTGGGCCACCTGCGGGAGTCGCGTGTCATCGGAGCTGCCCTGCGTCGAGCGGAAGAATTCGATCTCCGCCGTGCCTGCCTTCGCTCGCTTCGTGTTCGAGCCTTGGCCGCTGGAGGCCGCTGCTGCGTTGTCCGCCAGGATCGCTCCTGCCAGCCAGCTCTGGGCGTAGAAGATGTCATCAGGCGTGGTGCCGTCTGCGACGTCGTCGCCCGTGCATCCGTTGTCTGCGCTATCCCTTGGCCAAGAACGTGGCTGAGTGGCCACAGTTTTGTCCCCTCCGAACGTCAGGGCTCGATCGATCCAATCGGCTGCCATGGCGATGGCCCGAAGGTCATCGTCATTGGCCGCGGCAACTGCGGCGTCCCATGCCGTGCGCTCAGCTCCAAGGCGACCGTTCCAGAAGGCCGCTGTCTCGACCTCCGCATTGGTCAGGGTCAGGGCGTACACGCTGAACGTGTCGCTCCCGATGGTGATGGTGTCGACGACTGCCATGGTCTAGCTCTTGTATCCTGTGACGATGATCTGGAATGTGACGGCCTCGGTCGAGGGCGTGGACTCGATGACCTGGATGGCCGACACTGGGCCCACGATAGCGCGGGTGGCGGGCGTGGCTCCGGTGATGGTCGGTGTGGCTGGGTCCTCGAAGGTCGCGGCCAGCGTGGAGTCACCGTTCGGGCCGAGGAAGTCGATCGTCCAGACTCCGGTGGAGTCGATGATCTGATCCCCAGCGATGTCGAAGATCCGCAGCGTGACGTACAGGTGGCGGTATGACTCGCCGAGACCGGAGAGCAGGACGGAGTCAGCTCCAGCGGTGGCTGCCGCGGAGGTGGCGGTCATTCTTGTCCGCCCAACTGTCTTCTCGTATGTGGTGATGACTGCCATGGATTAGCTCTCGAATGCGGAGACGATTACGTCCCAGGTGATGACGGTTGTGGTGGCAGCCTCGACGACCTTGATGGCGGAGACCGGCCCAACGATGGTGATCGTCTCCGGTGCCGTTGCGTCGATCGCTCCGGAGGAAGCCTCGAAGGTCGCGGCCAGCGTCGTGTCGTTCTGTGGTCCCTGCCAGGTGACCGTGAACGTGCCAGCGGCAGCGTCCACGATCTGGTCGCCGTTGACGTCGAACATCCGGACGGTGATGTGGTGATGCCTGAACGCCTCACCGAGACCGTCCATCAGGACGTCGGTGCCAGTCGCGGCTGTTTGGGCAGCGGACTTGGCAGTCAGTTTGAAGTCTGACTCTTGCTTCTTGTATTCTGTGATGACAGCCATTAGAGGTTCTCAGTGGTGACGCCAGCAGGCGTCCAGGTTTGCCGCACGCCAAGCGTATGGAGGTCGACGATCTCGAAGTTGTTCGAGTCGCGCCAGATGCGGGCGCGTACGCCATCCGCCACGACGTTCTCGAAGACCACGGTCCTGGGACCGCGGATGCCGGGGATGCCGTCCTTGCTGCCGATCTCGATCAGGCTGTTGTGGCCAGGCCCGCTGGCCTTGATGAAGGAGTCCTTGATCAGGTAGCTCTCAGCGCCGCGGAGGCTCAGGACCGAGTGGCGGCCCTGCTCTGTCCAGAACACGCTGTCCTCGATGGTCACCGACTCGGTGGGCCATCCAGCTCCACCCATGTGGGCTGCGTCGTGATTCGTGACCACCATCCCGCCGGAGGCGCGGACGTAGCCCTGGATGTACGGGGTGATCGGGTAGCGGTCGTTCGTGCCCTGGCTCCTCTGGAAGGGCCACGCCTGGATGCTCACGCAGTTCTGGACGAGGACCGTGCCTGGGTAGTCGTAGCTGCCAGCGTCGTTGAAGGTGAAGTTGAAGGCCGACCGGCTCGCGTCCTGCTCGCAGTTCAGGATCACGATGTTGTCGCATGACCAGGTTGCCTGCTCAGCGAACGGGAGCGTGATGATCCCGAACTGCTGGAAATCGTACGCGCGATTATTGACGTAGACGCCATGGCCGCCGAGGTCCTCGAACAGGCAGTTGATGAACCGCACGCTGCCCGACACGTCGATGTACACGCCGTGCTCCTTCGGGAAGTTCCGGCCGTTGAGGTCAGAGCCCACCACGCGCATGCGCGAGAAGCGTGCGCTGGGAAGGTTGCTCATCCGGACGAACCACTTGGCTCCTGTGGACTCCTCGTCCCATGGGCCAGACAGCCAGATGTTGTCCATGCCCAGCCCGACCAGCCGCGGGATGAGGATGCCGTTCTCGTCGTACCGTCGGGGAGAGCCGTAGCTCTTGCCCCAGCGACCGTGGCGCGACTCACCAGCGATGAACCCGTTGCGTCCGGCGTCCTCCAGCTCCTGGTAGATCACATCAAAGCCCTTCTCCGTTCGCGCGGGCGCGGCCTGGAGGATCGGGTCCACTCGGTCGCGGGCTGCGCTGATCGCCAGCTCCAGCGTCATGGTGGAGTAACCGTGCGACCACGTCGTGGTGGGCGGCGGTGGCGGGTCGACGATGACCGGCGGGTCCGCCTGTGCGATTGCAGCCAGGAACTCGTCCATGCTGCGCTTGCGCTCAGCCATCGCAGCCGCCAGGTCCCGCTTCGCCTGGAGGGTGACCGCCGACTGATCGCGGGTCTCCTTGATCAGCTCGTCGAGCCGTGCCTGTGCTTCGGCGAGCTGAACCTCAGCCAGAGCTTCGGCGCGGATGGCATCACCCACACGCTGGCGTGTGGTGCTGTCTTGCGGAACGATGGCTCCGATGAGGAGTGCGAGCGAGGTGATGAGTTTCATATCCAGTTTTGGATGATCACGAAACGCCACCTGGCGAAGCCAGCCAGCGCCGTCGGTGTCACGCGGATGTCTTGCAGGTTGCCCGTCCAGGTCAGGATGGTGGGGGTCGCTGCGGTGATGGTGCCCACGGTGACAAAGGCCGGATGGATGATGGTGGGCGCGACTTCGACCAGGATGCTCCCAGCCGACGCCGAGGTGGGCACACTCCCCGACGTGTAGAACTTGATGCCGAAGGTGATGGACGCAGGGTCGCGACGGAAGCCTTGCAGCAGCAGGTCGTCGAGCTTGTCGATCTCGTCCGTCCTGTAGCGGTTGAATGACGGACTATGGTCCGGCAGCTTGATGTAGTCGTTGATCGTGGCCATGCTACTGGTACTCCTGCCAGGTCAAGGCCGCCGCTGCGGTGACCGTGCCGTGGTTGGTGACCGCGATGGTCAGGTTGGTGGGGTTGGCCCCTGCGATGTCGAGGGACAGGCGCAGCTTGCCGATGAGTTGCGTCTCGATGGCGGCGGATGCTTGGTTGGACGACGGGACGTAGAACATCTGGATGTGATGCCCGCCTGTGATCGCGGTCGCGGTCGTGTCGAACTCCATCGTGCTGTCGGACTCCACGGATGCGAAGACCGCCCCGGTCAGTGCGCCGTCGAAGATGACGTGGACCTCGGCCACACCGTTGCCGCTGTTGATCACCTGCGCAGCCCGCTGGATGATCTGCACCCTGTTGACCTCGCCCTCGAAGAGTGCCTTGGGTCGGATCGACAGGACGGGGATCAGCGTGCCGCTGACTGCTGCCGGAGCGCCGGAGAGCGTCGAGTGCGGGATGCCGTCGAACAGCTCGCGGCCACCTTCGGACATGATGGCCGTGCAGATGTGGCGAAGGGTCGCCGCCCCGGTGGGCACGCCCGTCGCCTCGATCTCGTGGCGGCAGGGGAGCTGCGCCGTCGTCATGTAGACGCTGCTCTCGATGTTCGCGTGGTTGAACTGATGCGCGTAGGTGATCAGTCCGTCGATCACGAAGCCCACACGCACGCGGCCGACGCCAAGCCATTGGAGGTCGATCGCCAGGATGTGGGTCTTGGTCGTGTCGAAGTCGGGGAGGGGGTCCAGGTTCCAGTCGGCCTGCTCGATGCGCGTATCCACCGGGGTGCCGGTGACGTTGGACCGCTTCACGATGCCGATGCCAGCAGAGGTCAGTTCAAGGAAGATGCCGTTCTCGGCGTCGAAGTAGCCCGAGCGTCTGCGCACGTTGGTGGTGTCGCCGCCCGATTGAATGTTGAACGTCATCATGACGAGCTGCGACTTGCCAGGCTGGTAGCGGTAGTATTCCCGCGTCTGCCGGACCACCTTGTCGCCGCTCGTGCTGACGGTCATCAGCACGGACGCCTCGTCGAACTGGTGGACGCTCGTGGCTCCGGCGGTCAGCTCTTCGTTCCAGGCGTCCTCGTCCTTGCCGTACTTCAGGATCGAGTCCAGGATCGTCAGCGGGTTGCTGACGCGCAGCCGGTCGAAGGCGTCGATGGACGGGGTGTCGCCCATGGTGACATGGAGCGCACCCGTGTTGGTGACCAGTGCGTGTTGGCGAGCGGGCCCACCGATGATCTGCGTGCTGCGGCTACTCATCGGTCCCTCCGGAACAGCTTCCTCAGCATGCGGCCCACTGCCTTCTCTGTCGGCTGCTGCTCCTCGTCCGTGGGGACCTCGTCCTCGTCACCGGCCGGGAAGTCGTCCATGCCACCGAGGTCCATCTCCGGGTCGACCTCCTCTTGCTCCGGTCGCTCCGACAGGCCGATGATCGTGCGGATCTCGTTGCCTGCTGGGTCGTTCGCGTCCATCATGAACCCAGCGCGGCTGAGCTGCTCAAGTGCGCCGGTCAGCGTCTCGATGTCACGGAACTGAATCTGCTCGACCTTGAGCTTGGGCTTGAGGTCCTCGTCCCATCCGTTGAGGATCCACAGCGGTCCGAGGAAGTCGGACTGGAAGGTCTCGACCAGCTCCTTGAGGACCGAGTCGACCAGCATGCCGAACGTCTGGCTCTTGTCGCGGCTCAGGCTCTCGCTGCCTCCGCCGTCCCCTCCGAGGAGGAGATGCTCCACGCCGAACACGCGAGCGATCTCGCGGTTCATGCGCTCGATGGCCGCGGCTGCTTCGGCCGCGGATGTGGGGTCGCCTGTCATCAGTTCGACATCCCACTGTCTGGTTGAGCTGGGCGTTGCCGCCTCATCGATAGAACGGTATGTGCGTGAGTCCAGCAGAAGGCCCAGCTCAGGGTTCCTGTTGTGATTGGTGACGAAGTCCAGGAGCGGAGCTTGAAGCTCGTTCGCTTGCGACTGGCTGATCTGTTGGTCCTTGACGGCCTTCTGGATGTCGCTGAACGGACCGCGTGCGATGGGGATGCCTCGGAGGTCCGTCTCGAACCCCCATGCCTCCAGCAGCTCGTAGCGCTTGAGCCTGTCCGCCAGGCGAGTGATGTGCCTCAGGAGGCCCAGTCCTTCCGGGCTGTCGTTGAGCGAGTCGTCCACCAGGTAGATCATCTTCTCCCGTGGGATGTACTGCTCCTTGCCCGTCTGTGGGTTCGTCTGCCACACGCCGAGGACCGTGCCCGCTTCGTCGGTGTCCCACCTGGTGATGGTCGCCTGTGCCCGCGGCTCGATGTCCAGCATGCTGACCGTGCCGTCCTCCTCCTTCTTGGCCGTCCACTCCTGGAGGCTGAAGCCGTACAGGCTGAACCCCGCGGCGCGGCGGACGATCCGGTGCCATGGCGTGGCCGTGCCCTCCATGATCTCCATGACCTTCTCGGCCATCTCCTCCGCGGCGGGTGTGTCGTCGACCGGGTCCGCCACCCAGCGTGCCTTGCTGATGAGCTGGAGGTAGTAGCGCACGCCAGCCGCGACGATCGCCGTGTTGGCGATGATGTCGCTGTACGTCAGGTACTTCTGCTCGCCCTGGAGCTTCGAGTCCAGCTCACCTGTGACGACGTAGCCGCCGTATGCGGCGAAGCCTGGAGCGCCGACCGTCTCGGTGGGCGCGACGTTGCCGGGGCTGGTCACCGACGGGTCGATGGACTCGCCGCGGTTCGCGGAGTCCGCTTTGCTGATCTCACTCATCTGGACAAAAGTCTGCGAAATGTTTCGGCCTGTGTCAAGCCTGGAATCTCAGAGGTGGACGATGCGGGCTGGGACCCATTCTGAGTCACGGTTGCCCAGCCTCAGGATGTCGTTGAATGCGCGGCTCAGGGCGTCGACCACGTCGTCATGCTCCCCGTTCGGGAACAGGCTCATCTCGGCCAGCATGGCATCCAGCCATGGGCCGCGGACCACCTTGACGTTGCGGCCCTCCACCTGTGCTGCCAGGGGCGTGGCCCGCGTGGCCTTGTCGCCCGTCTCGGTGGAGCTGCGTACGTTGAACCCGGCCAGCTTGGCCGTGAGGGCTCGGACCTGAGCCTTCCCTGCCTGCCCTGGGTCCTGTGGGATCGATACTGGCACGCTGGGCCCATCACGCTGGGCCACTGCCAGGATGTGGGCTTCGACGTCACCAGGGCCCTCACGGAAGCGCTCGATGTGCTCGACCCACCAGGTGCCCTGTGCGTCCCTGGCCATCTTGGCGCCCACCGTCCAGTCGGCTCGGTCGCCTGTGCTGGCTGCCAGGTCCCAGCCGCGGCAGCGTGTGGCGCTGGCCGGTGCTGGCTTGTCGACGATCTCGAAGTCCGCGGTCTTGAACATGCCGCCGCCCCTGGGGACGGGTCGCTGCTGGAGCTGGCCTGCCTCAGCGTAGCTGCCACCCTTCGAGCGGAACGCCTGCTTCAGCTCCTCCACTGCCTTGCGGCTGAAGCGCTCAGGCCACAGCAGGTCACCGTCCTCGGTGCGCGGGTCGGTGAAGCGCGTCGACTTGTGCGGGTGGTCGTGCTCGTACTCCATCGGCAGACAGAGGTGCTCGTAGCCCAGCTCCTTGGCCAGGATCAGGCCGCTGATGTCGCGGTCATGCAGGCGCTGCATGATCACCACGATGGCCGACTTGTCCAGGTCGTTCAGGCGGGTGGGCAGCGTCTCGCTGAACCACAGCAGGCTGGCCTCACGCTTGACCTCTGAGTCGGCGCCCTCCTTGGAGTGCGGGTCGTCGATGATGATCCGGTCACCTCGGTGACCGATGAGCGAGCCGCCTACGCCGATGGCCTGGCGCCACCCACTGAGGTTGTTCTCGTAGCGGATCTTCGCGTTGACGTCGCCCTTGAACGTGAAGTCCTCGCCCCAGTGCTCCTGGTAGAACTCGCGCGTCATCAGGTCGCGGCTGCGGACCATGTCACGCACAGCCAGGTCCTGTGTGACGGACGCGCAGATGAACCGGTGATGTGCGAGCTGCTTCGGGCCCCACTCCCATGCAGGCCAGAAGACCGAGGTGAGCATCGACTTGGTGCTGCCTGGTGGCACGTTGATCAGCAGGCGGCGGATCTCGCCACTGGTGACTGCCTCCAGGTGCTCGGCCATGGCGCCCACTGCCCAGCCGCTGGTGAAGTCCACGCCTGGCTCGATGCTGCCCCAGCCCATCTTCACGAACTCAAGCAGGCTGCCCTCACAGGCTTGCCTGTCGAGCTGTGCGAGCGCGGCGCCTGGGTGGCGCATGGCGTTCGCGATGATCTGGTCAGGGGTGCGTGTCATCCGACCCACCATGGCTTGTCGCTGTCCATCCACTTCTCGATCCGCGTGAGGATGGGCTCCATCACATGGTCCGCGGTCCACTGGGCAGCTTCACCCATCAGGACGGGAATGCCGAGGAGCGCCCACGAAGGGAGCACGATGGACATCCATGCGAGCGTTCCGATGACGGCCCTCATGGCTGGACCTCCGCCACCTGCTCCAAGAAGTCGACGGCCACATGGAGGTGGCCCTTGCAGAACGAAGCGAACTCCGGACCCTCATCGGTCTCGAAGCGCATGGTGAGGGTCGTGGGCTCCTCGCAGTCTTCCAGGTGGCAGGTGCTCATGCGTCCGGGTGCTCGGCGTCATCGAACTCCTCCAGGCCGAACTCCTCCTGGAGCAGGTCCTGGATGCGGCGGTGTACTCGGCGGAGGTGGGCGTACGGGATGTCATCGTCCAGCTCGATGCGTGCGATGAACATCACCACGCCTTCGTCCTCGGCACTAGCCAGCTCCGCTTCCGAGTCCATCGGGCCGAGGGTCTTGTCCAGGAACTTCCGGAGCTGCGTGGAGATCTTCAAGGTCTTTGGTGCGTTGCCACCTGTCGAGCAGGCAGTCACTGGAGCAATACTCGATGTCGTTGAGGTGGGGGTTGCGGAAGCCAATCATGACCTTGCCGCATTCGGGGCAGAAGCGCCTAGCTCTGATCGGCTTCACGACGAAGGATCTCCCGGAGCTGCGCCTGCGATTCCTTGGACAGCTCGCCCAGACCGAAGTCGTGCCTGGTCGTTCCGCTGTGCTCGACCTTCGTGCGGTCGGTGAACTTGTCGCCGAAGCGCTTCGACTTGAGGATGAGCGCCATGAGCTGATCGGAGTACCGCGTGCGGACCGCTCCGTCCTTGCCCGTCTCGTCGATGCCCTTGATGGCGCGGCGGTGGAGTTCGTTCAGGATGTTCTCGTCCGACCGCTTGAGCGCGTCCTGCCATGCGGCCTCGAACTCCGGGTCACGCTCGCGCTCGTCCTCGAAGGTCCGGCGACACTCGCCCTCGGCGCCGGGTGACGCCTGGCGTGCGGCCCAGCCGATGATGCCGTGCTCGGCCAGCTCCTGGAGGAAGAGGGCCTTGCGCTCCGGGGTGAGCTTGATCTTCTTGGCTCCCGCGCGAGGAGGCCGTCGGTCCTGGGGGTCTGCGGTCATGCGCCCATCGTACGAAGTCAAGCACTGACCGTGTGCCGCATTCCAGAAATTCCCCATCTGGGGCACCATGCCCACCAGGCCCACCAAACGCAACCACGTTTGAAGTCCCCCACATCCTCTCTTTCTCCTATCTTTACTAACTACTATTATTGGGTTATGAAAAGACCGCCGAGTGGGCACACACACCGCAATCCTCCAGCAAATTGAAACCGTGAATGAGTGTGAGTTCTTAGCGGAAACCGCCCTTACACCACCGCTAGGGCACATCGCTCCTCAGAGTTGCTCACACCCACCCCCGACCACTGTGCCTCAGACCGAGACCGCGCACCGCGCGTCTCACATTGAACCCTGGCGGTTCTGAGAGATCCATGCCAGAATCGGGGCATGCTCAAAACCGTGCTCACTCTCGTCGCCCTTCTCGGCGCCTGTTCGTCGCCCGATCTGCAAGGCATTCGGCCCATCGTCTCACTGACCGCTCGCCATGCGCTCATCGTCGAGACGCCCGTGGCCACTGGATCTTGCAGTCCCATTACATCCACGACCTTCCTGACCGCGGCTCACGTCGTCCAGGGAATGGCCGCCGAGAACGTCACAGTGAACGGACAGCCCATCACAGCCATCATCTACCTCGGCGAGCTGGACGCAGCCCTGCTGGTCACGGCCACCGATCACGGCTACGAGCCATGGCCCATGGACGTCAGACCACTCCAACCCGCTGAGGCGCTCTCAGTGAGCGGCTACGGCGCTGGGCTGTTCTGGTGGTCCACCGGTCTCGCGACGGACTCCCAGGACCGTGTGAGCGTTCCT